GTTCATGCCATAGGCAGTAGCCAGCCAGAGCAATCCAAGCGCTGGAAACACTTAAAAGCACTAATTGATCGACGGATGATCGGTTGGCCAGCTCATGCCAAAACCCGCAGGTTGCGTACATGGAAGCGTTTCTACCAACAAATGACGGATCTAGAGACTAAGTTTCAGGGTCCTAACTTTTTAGCTCATGCTCCAGATGAGGCGCATGCCCACGATGACTACGCCGACAGTTTGGCTATCGCGGTGTCACTAACTATGGATCTAACCATGCCATCCATAGAAGTGTCCTCATCCCCTTTTTATCGCTAGTTTAGGCAGACTTTAGGCTCGCAAGGTAGGAGACTTTTACATGAGGCCCTCAACCTTTAATAAGGAGTAAAAATGGCAATTGCACCAAACCCTAACTTCCCTGAGAAGACAGCTAATACTTACGACCGTAAGTTTGCTGCTGCTACTCCAGGAATGCGTGGCCCTCTTCGTTTTGAAGAAGGCGTTGCGACAGATACAGATGTCCCACAGGAATTTTCTAAAGGCGCGATGCAGGGATATGTTCCTGCAGCAGGTCGCCCAAATCGTAATGCTGTGGTTCATACCAAGACAGCAGAAGAGACAATGCGCGAACGTGCACATGTCGGTTCTGCAGCTTGGGTAGAAGCACCTGCTTATCTTGGCGAGTTCTCATCTGGCGGCTTTGCTGACCATGGTGACAACCGCTTTGAGCGTGTATTCCGTAGCGGAGCACATCAGCAACCTGCTAACCCAGCTGTCGTACAAGACTAACAATTTAGGAAGTCCTGCCTCGTATTAAATAGGTTATTTGCTTAGCATTAACCCGGGGCGGGACAACCTATCTATGTAAAGGGTATTCATGGCATTAATCAGAGGTCAAGAAGTTAAAGAGGGACCTAAACAGGTTCCGGCTAATCCACGCCTATATAACATGATCACAACACAGGCGAAAACTCGTTTTGCTAAATATCCATCCCCAGCCGCTGCTCACTGGGTTCATGCCAAATATATTCAAATGGGTGGCAAGTTTGTTGATTCTAAAAAAGAAGTAGATCCGAGATTTAGAGACTACGCCAAAGAAGCTCAAGATAAAAAAGAAAAAGATCAGAAGAAGAAAGTGACCAAAAAGGTCGGCAAAGGCAATGTTGCTGGAGAAGCTTTCAGAAAGTAATCTTTATCGTTTTGTCGGTAATAGTGGTATTCTTTGCGGGTTAATGTAGGAAGGGTGGTTTGGTGAGCGGTATAGATTTCTCACCGCCGTCGTATAGGGCGGCGTCATCTGACCTTACTATTTCCATTTCTCCACTAGGTTTGGTGGAGCTTGCAGATGAAGAATTTGAAGTTCATGGTCCGCGCTTAAACAGATACTCCCTTAACTGGGCTATGTATCTAGGACATCATTACTCATACCGCCGTCAAACTGGCGAAACTCAAATGATGTTAAACTACTACCGTGCGTTCACAGACTTCGTTATTAACTTTACATTCGGTAAGGGCGTCAGCTTCCGTAGCCCTAAAGAAACTGAAGCGATCGTTCCGGATCTCTTGGAAAGAGTCTGGGAAGTTGACAACAACAAAGCCACAGTCCTTTGGGAAATTGGACAGCAAGGCTCAGTCTCAGGCGACTGTTTCATCAAGGTCGCGTACGAAGAAGCATATACAGATCCTGCGGGCCGTGTGCATCCTGGTCGTGTTCGCGTTCTGCCTCTTAACTCGTCTTTCTGTTTTCCAGAGTTTCATCCTCACGACCGTGAGCGTCTTATTCGCTTTAAGCTCAAGTACCGCTTCTGGGGCACCTCTCTTGAAGGTACACGACAAGTATTTACCTACACAGAAATCCTGACAGAAGATGTCATTGAGGAATATATCAATGATGAACTTATTGATTCGCGCCCGAACCCTCTTGGTGTTATCCCTGTGGTTCATGTACCAAATGTTCGTATTAGTGGCAGCCCTTGGGGTCTTTCTGATTGCAATGATATTATCAATATTAACCGCGCTTACAACGAGACCGCTACGGATATTGCTGACATTGTTAACTATCACGCCGCCCCAGTCACAGTTATCATCGGTGCAAAAGCTTCTCAGCTTGAGAAGGGGGCTAACAAAGTCTGGGGTGGTTTACCAAAAGACGCGAAGGTAGAAAACCTTGAAGGTGGATCGCAAGGACTAAAGGGCGCTATGGAGTTCTTGACAATGCTCAAGAAGTCTATGCACGAAATGATTGGTGTTCCTGAGACCGCACTTGGTCAGGCACAGCCTATTTCCAATACCTCAGGTGTTGCGCTATCCATTCAGTTCCAGCCTTTGATGAACCGTTATCATCAAAAGATCATTCAGTACGCTCGCGGGCTAGAGCGTGTAAACGAACTTATTTTGCTTAGCCTTGCAATTAAAGAACCAGAAACTTTTGTATGGGATCCAGCTAAGAACTCTCCTTTGAAGCAGGGTCAGTTAGATCGACTAGATCCACAAGATCCTCTTACTTACCAATCTTATGTTCACTTCCCACCACCTCTACCTCTAGATAAGTTGATTGCTTTGAACGAAGTTCAATCACTTATGTCGCTAGGGCTTGAGTCTAAAGAAGGAGCTTTGCGCTCCCTTGGTGAAGAGTTCCCAACTGAGAAGCTGGAAGAGATCCGTCAAGAACTTAAAGACGAGGCTCTGTCCGATGGAGCACTTAAACTTCTACAAACTCAGATTGAACAAGAAATCATGCAGATCACAGGCACCTTGCCTCCTGAAATGGGTGGCGGGTCTGCCCCATCAGGTGGCGGAGCTGGATCGGCTGGTGGCGGAGCCCCAGTAATGGGCGCGGGCGCACCTAATATTTTAGACGGAGCCGGTGTAGTGGCTCAGCAGGGCGAGGCTGCTTTGAGAACCAAACTCGTAACTGAAGCTTACGGTACCCAACTACCTAAAAGGCAGGTACCGCAAGACTACGAAAAATAAAGCGATTTACGCAGACAATTTCGTACGGTAAGGCGAAAATTAACTTACAAACGTTAGGTCATATGTGCTACGCCCGCAAGGGCATTCGGAAAACGACCCAGAGGAAAAAAGGATATAAGCATGTCAGATACTGCGGAAACAATGGCAACTGCTTTTGAAGCAGAAGCCGGAACAGCTCCAGTAGTAAATGTGTCGGACGTTGACGCGTCGACTGTTATTACGAGCACTGAGAAAGTAAATGCAAGACAGCCAAAGTTTTACACGGAGGATGATCTAGCTAAAGTGCGTTCTCAGGAAAAGGAAAAGCTTTACCCTCAGATCGAATCTCTGAAGGAAGAGCTAAACTCAATTCGTAAAGAAAAAGAAGAAGAAGCAGCTCGCAAAGAAGCTGAAGCGCAAGCTTTAGCTGAAAAGGCAAAACAAGAAGCATTATCAGAATTGGATGCAAAATCCTATGCTGATGCTCGCCTTTCTGAGTTGCAAGAGCAGTTGGAGCGTGAGCGTCAAGAACGTGAACGAGCCCTCGCTCTTCTGGAGCGCGAAAAGACTTTTGCAGATCTTCAGGCTTATCGCCAGCAAGTACTAGAACAAGAGCGCGACAACATCATTCCAGAACTAGTTGATCTAATCGCAGGTAATACCCGCGAAGAAATCCAAGCTAGTGTTGAAGGATTGAAGGAGCGCTCAGCTCGCATTCTTGAATCGGCTCAGTCTGCAATGCAGACCGCCAGAAAAGAAATGACTGGCACAAGGGCAACCTTGCCGCCAGCCGGACCATTGGAAACTAATTCGGAGCAACGTCAGTTAACGGCTGAAGAAATTCAGTCTCTGTCCATGAACGATTACGCCAAATATAGAGAACGACTATTGAGCCCTTCGGCTCGTGGGAAGTCTCGCGGACTGTTCGGGTAATCCCCAATCCAAATCCAACTAAGGAGTCAAATTTAAATGGCATCAGGAATCACAGGTACCGGTAATCTAGCCGCTGCCCCTACAGCCTACTCGGGTACAAATACCCAATTGACTCAAGCGATTCAGACGATCTGGTCC